GACACCAGAGATTGAGGCACAATCTGAGCGTGTTAAAGAATACATGAATTACCAAATAACTCATGCAATGAAAGAATATGATCCAGAAATGGATCAATTATTATTCTATCTTCCACTTGCAGGTTCAGCATTTAAAAAGGTTTATTTTGATCCTATTTTAAAACGTGCTGTTGGTAAATTTGTTTCTGGTGAAGATTTAATTATTAACTATATGGCAAGTGATTTAGAACAAGCAGATAGAGTTACACATGTCATAAAAATGACAAACAATGACATTCGTAAATTACAAGTAAATGGGTTTTATCGTGATATAGAACTAGTTACAGGTCAGGTTGATTCTAATGATATTCAAGATAAAGTAGATGAACTAGATGGTGCAGAAAAAAATTATGCATCAGATGATGACGAACACGAAATACTAGAAATGCATGTTAATGCGGATATACCAGGATTTGAAAATGAAAGTGGAGTAAAGCTTCCGTTTATCATTACCATAGATTCTTTTTCTAGAACTATTTTAGCTATAAGAAGAAACTGGAATCCAGATGATCAAGAACCAACAAAGATTTCTTATTTTGTACATTACAAATTCCTCCCAGGACTAGGCTTTTATGGCTTTGGTCTAATACATATGCTAGGTGGGTTATCAAGAACTGCAACAAGTGTTTTGCGGCAGTTAATTGATGCAGGTACTCTTGCTAACTTACCAGCAGGTTTTAAGGCACGAGGAATGCGTATACGTGATCATGATGAACCACTACAACCAGGTGAATTTAGAGACGTGGATGTAACAGGTACATCTATTAAAGAATCTTTATTGCCACTACCATACAAAGAACCTTCACAAGTGTTATTTGCATTATTAGGTTTTTCTGTTGATGCGGGTAAATCATTTGCAGCAATAGCAGATATGAAGATGGGTGAAGGTAATGAACAAAATCCAGTTGGTACAACATTAGCATTAATTGAACGTGGCACAAAAGTAATGAGTGCTATACACAAACGATTACATTATGCACAACGAGTAGAATTTAATATGCTTGCGCGTATATTCCAATTGTATTTACCACCAGAATATCCTTACCAAGTTGTTGGTGGTAATCGTATGATTAAACAAGCTGACTTTGATGACAGAGTAGACATACTACCTGTATCTGATCCTAATATATTTTCTATGGCGCAACGTGTTACATTAGCACAACAGCAATTACAATTAGCAACAGCTGCACCACAAATGCATAATTTACGTGAAGCATATAGAAGAATGTATGCTGCAATGGGTGTGGATAATGTTGATTCAATATTAAAACCAGATCCAGAAATGCCAAAACCTATGAGTCCCGCAATAGAAAATTCTAGCGCTATGCGTGGTCAACAACCAAAAGCGTTTCCTATGCAAGATCATATGGCACATATGCAAGCACATGCTGAATTTATGTTTACAAGAATGGTACAAATTAATCCGCAGTTATATGCTATGTTACAATCACATGTATCAGAACATATTTCTATTATGGCGAGTGAACAAATAGAAAAAGAATTTGCACCACAGTTTCAACAATTACAGCAACAGATGCAACAAGCACAAGATCCACAGATGCAACAACAGATGCAACAACAGATGGATCAATTAACAAATCAAGCTGCTGCAAAGCAAGCACAAGTTGAAGCACAAATGACTCAACAATTAGCACGTGACGAAGAAGCACGTATGAAGAGTGAGGCACAAGATCCACTTGTAAGATTAAAACAACAAGAAATTGATTTAAAAGCTGCTGAACTTCAAGCTAACTTACAAAAAGACATGTCCATTAAATCAGAAGAACTTGACATTGAACGCGATAAATTAGAAGCTCAAACAAGTATTGATCTAATGAAAGTAGCAGTGGATGCAGATAAACAAAAGAATGCAGATGCTCTTAATATGTTAAAAGAAAATATTACAACATCGCGTGAGGCTATGAAACAACAATCAACAGAAAAAATTGCGAGGGAAAATGCCAGATCCAAAGGAAGTGGAAAAACAGATAACTCTAATTAGTGAAACTATGCAGCAAGTAGAAGAGTTGGTTCGTTCTAAAGTAAAAACACATGATGATTTTATGGCAGTTTGTTCTGCGTTAATGGCAGTAACACGTAACATGTATTTGGAAAGTTTAAGCATAGAGGAAACAGCACAAATTTTTACAGCTGTTGCAGACACTATGTTTGCTACAGAAGAAATGTTATATAAGTTTAAAGATTTACCTAAACCAACTATACACTAGGGAGTAATTATGAAAAAAATGAAGAAAAAATTAGGTGCTAAAGCCGACATTAATAAGAATAAAAAGATCGAACCTTGGGAAGCGGCTAGATCTAAAGCTATACAAAGATCAATGAATAAAAAGAAAGGTAAAAAGAATGGGTAATAAAAACGGAAAAGGTACACACGTAACTAAAGAAGGTAAAACAGCTAAAAAAGGTTTGTGGTATAATATTCACAAAAAGAAAAAAGCTGGTAAAAAAATGCGTAAGAAAGGTGCAAAGGGTGCACCAACTGAAGAAGCAATAAAAAGGAGTCAATAATGCCAAAGGTAGGTAATACAAAATTCCCGTACACATCCGCAGGAATGCGTGATGCGCAAGTCCATGCAAAAACTACTGGACAAAAAGTTCAGAAGATGAAAAAAGGTGGCAAGGTGAAAAAGGGATACCGTAAGGGTGGCCTTAAACGAAGTAAATAGGAGGTACAAATGAATTTATTAAAAGATATTTGGGCACATCTTAAGGAATGGAGTGATTGGAAATTACGTGACTGGATTAAAGCCGGTATAGTAGCAATCATAGTTCTTATAGTGCTTAAAGCAATAATAATACCAGGCGCATAGTGGTTGATACAAGATCACAATTTTTAAGAAATCAAGCGATTAATCGAGCTAATACTGTTAGGGAAAATCGTGCTATTGCAGATCGTAATAACGATCTGCAGTATGCAATGTCACGCTCTCCTGAGTTTTATCAAGATCCAAAAAACCGTGCTTCTGTTAAAGGTGTATTAGAGAGAACACCTGCTGTTACAACTGATCAAAATGAATCACGTAACATGTATCAAATGTTAATGAATCAAATGAAAGGTGGTGATAGTGGTGCACGTTTAATTGATACTAGAGGATTACCAACTGGTGCATACCGCACAGGTAGAACTTTATTTACTGACCCTGCAAAATCACAAGGATTTTTGCGTGATGTAGGATCTTTATTTACAGGGAAAAACCAAGCAGCAGTAAGAGCTCCAGAATATAGTCCTTTTCCTAATGCTGGATTTGGAGAAAAATACTACAAAGATACATTTGGAAAATTTGATTTTGGTGGATTAATGGAAGGTATAGCAAAAATTGCTAGTCCATTAAAATATTTACCAAAAAGAGACAGAGTGCCATTAGATAGAGACCCTGATTTTTTACCAGAAAATAATCCGTTTCCAATAGAGTATGATAAAATTGAACCATATGTAGAAGAAGAACCAATAACCTTTTTACCACAAGATGCGTACAAAGGATCAGGAATGGAAACAAATCCTTTTTATAATCCTAATTTAAGATCTTCTGGATCACCGTTTGATACAATGGATATCACTAATGACATAGTTGGTGATGGTCCAGATATTGCAGAAGCTTATGAATTACAAAAAGATAAATTAAGCAAAGAGGAACCTAGTAAATATCCACTAGGTAATATTGGCAGTATATTTGAAGGAGAAGATTATTCCCCAGATTTTGATAATTTTATTACTACAATACAAGATCCAGTATCTAGAGAAGCAGCAAAAAATGCAGCACTAGCATTTCAAATGTATTATAACGAATCTTCTAAAAATAAATTTGATTCTAAATTTGAAGAATTATATCAAGCATATATAGACGCTATTATTCAGGGAAGAATGGTGGACAGTGGGATTGTGGAGCCAAGGTAGTGCCAGAAATAGATCACAGGCAAAGAAAGACAAGTTTTATTAATAATCAAACAGGAACTAATAGTCAATCTGTATTAGATAGAAAATCAGCATATGAAAGTATGCGAGACTCAGGGATGTTGACACCAAGTTTATCTGGTGTAAGTCTTTATGATAAGTCACCTGTAATTTATGATAGAGAAACTACATCTAGAGAAATTTTAGAAGCTGATGATCCAGCAGATGTAGGTGGTCGACAAGTTGATTTAAGTAAAACTAAAGTAGATGGATTAACACCTTTTTATTCTACATACGCTAATACTGCAATTAACACTGGTAATGTTGCATACAAAGCACGTATGTATGCTTTAAGCCAAGGTGCAACAGAAGAAGAGGCACAAGCAGTTGCGGATCAAGCAAATGTTGAATTAAATAAATTAGTATCTGAAGCAAGAAGCACTGGTGATTATTCAGCAGTAGACAATTTTTTTAAAGGAGAAAATGAATTTTTTCAAAGTATTTTACCACAAACACTTTATGAAGATACAGGGGCCGGCGGTTTCACTGGTTCACCTACAAATTATGTGGGACAAGATCCTATAACAAAAACATTTTTTGATATAGAAGATCCAACCGGTAATATTTCAAGTAACAAAAAATTTCCTTCTAGTGGCGGACCAAATTACGGAGGATATAGAGGTTATAGTAGTTCAGGTGGTCGTGGCGGATATCCAGTTGGAATACCAGCAATTATGTATGGCGATATGCAAGGTGAGAATAGATATGCTTCTTTACCTATGAACCAATTTATGGTAGATGTACACTCACCAATGTATAACAATCGAGGCG